ACAATACAATAAACACCAATGAAGTAAAATACTTCTGTCCAGATATCAATGTAGAAAATACTACTGACTTTATTGACTCGTTTGATATACCTCAAGGTAAATCAAGAACAGAACAGTATAAGATATTAGAGTTAAAATCATTTGATAAAGATAATCTTACCTTCTTGCAAGACAGTGATATAAAAATCTCTATAACTAATAATAACAATTGTTTTTTATTTTACGATAGAATATGTGAATTAGTTAATAGATCAAATAGACTGAACTTTACTAAAACAAGATTTCCATGCATCGATGATCATTTAATGCCCTATGCACATATTCAGAACAGAAAGAATTATGTAGTATTTGCATGGGACAAGTATGGTTATTATGGATTGATTGGTTATTTCTCTACGGACGAGGCTCTACAACAAATAGAGCATTTTGTTTTTTCTTGTAGGGTATTAGATATGGGGATAGAAAATTATTGTGCAGATTATATCAAGCATACCCTTAAAATACCTTTTGATATTAATATACCTCACCGAGATGTATCTTATATAGAACATGTTGATTTTGAAATTGCTAGCAAAATAATAGATACCAAAGAAGAACTAAAATTTAGCAGTGATGAGCCAAAAGTAAAAATATATGCGGGATGCCTGTCTTTGCCGATATGGTCTAGTTGTAAAACTAATTACATTATACAACCTATGAATTTTGGTTATCAGCCACATCACAGCAATATAGAAGATAACCCAGAGTTGATTATTATAAGTATAATGAATGAATTAATGATTGATCCTGGATCGTTGTCTGATTACATATACAGATGTAACCGTTTTATCGAAATTGCTATTGAGCATAAGAAATCTATATTGCTTCTTATTCCCGAAAGTTTAGGGAAAAACTATACTAACACAGAGTTAGAAATCTATGATTTTTGGAATAAATTAAATTTGGATAGTATCTATGTACCTTTATCCTCTGAAATAGATCATACACATTTCACTAGACACGTTTTGGCTAAACTAGGGTTAAAAATCGATGCCTGGGTAAAAAATAAATTATCACTCACGTAACATCCAATAAATATCTACAGCACATCATGATTAGGAGCAAAGATGGAAATCCCTTACGATATTAACAAAACGCTAGACTTGATCAAACTAAAATTCTATAACGAATGGTTGTACACTGCCCACATTTACGATGAAGGCGACAGTCAATTTCATAAATCACTTACTGCACAAGTAGTCACAGAATATATCGATCCTCTTAACGTTGCTAAAGACGCTAAGATTTTAGATATGGGTTGTGGCCCCGGTTACTTTTTAGACGAGATGAAATCTCGAGGGTATACTGATGTTACTGGCGTGACATTAAGCCCGGGCGATGTAAAAATCTGTAAAGATAAAGGTCATACTATCAAAGGATACGACCTTTCTTTCTTGCCTCAAGGTGAAGGATACTATGATGAAAGTGTAGACTTTATCTTTTGCCGTCACGCATTAGAGCATAGCCCCTATCCTATCTTTACTCTGATGGAGTACAATCGTGTGCTAAAACAAGGTGCCAAGATGTATATCGAAGTGCCTGCTCCTGATTGTGAACGTAGACATGAATTCAATTTGAATCATTATAGCATTCTAGGAACACAACAACTAGCCGCATTGTTGATGCGTACAGGTTTTAAGATCGATCTATTCAACAATATGGAGTTTGAATTGAACGTTCCTGTTGGAGATGAAGAACAGAGAGTCAAAGAACATTATTATTGCATCGTAGTGACTAAGGCTAAACCATTGGATATAAAATGATTTGGCAAATTTAGACAATTTCATTCAGCCGTCTTTTTCGGATAGCAATAAATATTTTGAAAAGGGAAGACGATGGCAACAGAATCATTAATCAAAACGCCTTATCAGAAAACAATATTCAAAACTGATAAGGACTTAGAAGATTTTATCAAGTGCTGTGACCCTGAAACGGGTTACTTACACTTCATGGATAATTTCTTTTACATCCAGCATCCTACTAGGGGTAGTATTCAATATCACCCTTATAAGTATCAGAAACGCTTAATCGACACCTATCATAACTATCGATCATCTATCGCACTGATGCCTAGACAGTCAGGTAAGACTACAAGCGCCGCAGGTTATTTGTTGTGGTATGCTATGTTTATTCCTGATTCTACTATTCTTATTGCCGCACACAAATACGCCGGCGCACAAGAGATCATGCAACGTATCAGATATGCATATGAAAACTGTCCTACACATATCAAAGCAGGTGTCGTAACTTATAATAAAGGTTCGCTCGACTTTGAAAATGGTTCACGAATTGTAAGTGCTACTACAACTGAAAACACAGGTCGTGGTATGTCTATCACGTTATTATATCTTGACGAGTTTGCGTTCGTAAGACCCACTATCGCACAAGAGTTTTGGACTTCTATCACTCCAACACTAGCAACAGGTGGTAAATGTATCATCACTTCTACTCCTAACTCAGACGAAGATCAGTTTGCATTGATCTGGAAGCAAGCAAACAAAATGATCAATTCTCAGGGTGAAGAACAAGAAGTTGGTGTGAATGGTTTCAGAGCGTATCGTGCATACTGGAATGAACAGCCCGGAAGAGATGAAAAATGGGCAGAGGAAATCAAAGCTAAATTAGGAGAAGACAGATTCAATCGTGAGATTGGTTGTGAATTTATTATTGCTGATGAAACTCTGATCAATCCTAATACATTGTTTAAATTAGAGGGCATTGACCCGATCGAAAAGCAAGGTCAGATCAGATGGTTTCAAAAACCTAAAAAAGATCGGGTGTATGTAGTAGGCTTGGACCCGTCGTTAGGTACAGGTTCTGATCCTTGTGCTATCCAAGTGTTCGAAGCAAACACAACTACTCAGATTTGCGAATGGACAAACAATAAAACAGACATTCCAAATCAGATCAAATTACTAAAGCAGATAAACGAATATATCGTAGAGTGTACAGGTCAACCAAACAACTTGTACTACTCTATCGAAAACAATAGCATCGGTGAAGCCGCATTGATCTCATTAAGAGAGTTTGGTGAGTCTAATATTCCTGGCATCTTTATCAGCGAACGGGGCAAGAAGCGTAAAGGCTACACAACTACACAAAAAGTAAAATTATCGGCTTGTGCCAAGTTTAAAACCCTACTTGAAAGCAACAAATTGCGAGTAAATAGTAAAGCACTTATAAGCGAATTAAAAACATTTGTTGCGTCTGGTGGCAGTTATGCAGCCAAGATCGGTGATACAGACGATCTGGTAATGGCTACACTATTAATAATTCGGATATTACAAGATATCGCAGACTATCATCAAGACTTGGGCGAACAGATCAGAGATCACGATGAAGTGATTCCTCCACTTCCGTTCTTTGCCGTCATTAACTAAATTGGACTAAATATCTATATGGCCATTGATCAAGAATCTTTTAATACTAGACTATACGAACTCTTAAAGGTGCGGGGCTACGATCCTGTACCTAAAAATTCTAAAAACGAGCGATCTAACCCGCAACAAGCTGATGTCTTTGAGTTTACCTTCAAAAAAGACGGTGAAAGCTATGGTAAAGCGTGGGCAACTATAGATCAAGCCTCGCAATTAAAACTATATTACGATGACGAGCAAGCAGAAAGCCCTCCTGGGAAGACTAAAGGGCTTGACTATGATGATTCTTGGTCTGGCTTCTTAAAGCATTTGAAACAATGGACATTATCTAAGCAACTAGACTTTGACTTACAAAACAGTGATCGTTTAGGTGATGACATGCGTCAACGGGACTACTACAAAATGAAAGAAAAAATGAATGAGGGATATCACCCTATCAACAAACAAACAAGTTATAGCGATAGCGTACCAAACGTAAAAATCATTATTCAACATGATAAGAAACTTGAGGAAACTGATCAACGTTTCAGAAATATCGCTAAGATTTTTGTTGAGAACCAAGAAGGTGAGAGATTTGTAGTTCCCACTAAGCGTCCCGGTATCGCACGTGTATATGGTCGTCACGTAGCAGAAGGTGGTACTCCTTATGACGAGCGTGGCCGTCACATCACTCAATTAGTAGAAGAATTTACCAAGATGGCTGGCTTTGTACGTGCTACCAAGAACGGCGAGTTTACAGAATCAGTACAGCAATTAGTGAATGAGGGTGTTAAACATCACCAGTCATTAAAAGAAACACTACAAAAGATGCAAAGCCATAGAGGCTACAGTCATTATTTTGAGTCTTGGACTCCAACACTTATGGAAGACGAGTCTGATCCTACAATCGCTGAAATGTTTTCTACAGAAACTATCGATCCAAGAATCGAAAGTGTATTACCTATCTTAAACAAATTAAACAGACAAGTTGTTTCTGAGATTGCAGAAGTAAATGAACTAGCCGCTTGGGCAGAAGAACTTACTGAAGGCGAATCTGAAGAACGTCCTTATATCTGCGTACATGCCAAGAAAGGCAAGCACGAATGTACGGCTAGTTCATCATATGAAGCCGCAAAGAAAGCCGCGGAACATTGGAAATTAAAATCAACTGCTGGTATCGATGCACACTTAGCAGACGTTAAGCACTCTACTCAACACATTGAAGAAGCAGAAAAAAGAGATACACACTGCTCAGACAAGTGCTGTGGTTCGGACGTTAAACGAGAAGACTGTAACTGTCCACCAGACTGTAAAGGTTGTAACTGCAATGCAAAGCTAAATGAATCTGCACCTTATGAACCTTCTATCAGTCAAATGAGTGATGAAGATTTAGCCGAGTATATTTTTAAAGACACAATTGATACACCAGATACATACAAAAAAGCAGTTATGTGGGTTAAGCAAAATAGAGAAGAAGCAGAAGAAGCCGCTAACGAAATCTCTATGGATCATGCTGAACCGGGTGACGAACTTAACGAAGGTTCAGTCCATGTCATGTATATTAACGGCAAACCGATAACAAAATATGCTAATATTAGTGATGCCGAACGTGATCTAAATTACATGACCGGAAAATATCCTAAGCATAATATAGAACTCAAAATAGAAAAAGACCCTGCTGATAAAAAGACCGCCGGCCTTGTAGGTGAAGCGCAATTGCTTGAGCAAGGATTATTATCAGATAGTGATATAGCAGAAAAAGTCAGTAAATTTATTGATGAGATCAATTCAAAGCATAAAGAATCAGACCGTGCCGCAGTGATTAAAGAAAAGATCAAGTGGTTAAAGCAAGAAGCAAAGCGTACTAAAGACAATGCACATAGAAGCAATCTTGCGAAAGAAGTAAAACTGCTAGGAGCATACTTACAAAGCGGAGAGATTCCTAATACCGGTGCTCAAAGCGCATATGATGCCGCAGTCTCAGCCGCTGATAAAAAGATTGGTAGAGGAGCACAAGATAGGGAATCCGAAGGTCCAACTAAAGGACATGTAAGTATCGCTAGAGCATTGTCTGGTATCATTGGAGCCGCTACTGGAATGCCAGTAGGTGTAGCAGAAGAACAAGTAGACGAGTTTGATATGTCTGGTTGGGAAGATGATCGCCCTAAGAAATATAACCCTCGACTAGTAGACAAAGACACTGGTGAAGAGATCAAGTTACCTGCTAAACTTAAAGACTTTAGAGGAGACGAAGTTATTGTTGTAAGTTTTCAAGCTCCTCACAAACCAAGTTCGACAGGTAGAGTTTATACTAAAGACGGTGGCTCTTTCTTCCCTAGCGTAGTCAATGCCAAGATTGTAGATCATGAATGGGACGATCCTGACAATCTAGATGAAGAAGTTGAACAGATTGATGAAATTTCGGCAGACCTTGCAAGAAGGGCGGCCGACAAAGCATACACTAAAGCTGATGTAGCAAGCAAGAAAACTTATCCTGCTCAAAGTGATGCCGAAAAGAAAGCAAACATTCAGGGTCGTAAGTTTGATCGCTATGCAAACAAAAAGCAAGATGCGATGGACGAACTTGAAGAAGATTTAGATGCTAATCAGAAACGTGCAGGACAACTTGGGCCTACCGAAAAAGTTAAAAACAACAACATCGGCAAACTCGTAGGCAATGAGAGTGTAGAAAGATTCGATGAGAGCGAAAAAGCACTCGAGGATATTCTGAGATTAATTCGTTAAATTAATTACGACCGCCGAAGGCCTTTCCAGCTTCGGCGATACCAAATGATCCTAAAGTAACTATTACGAAAGAAGTATAGATGGTGTCAGAGATAACAAAGTCTCTGCCCATATAAGCTGTTACTAAGTCAACAATACCAAACGCAACCATCATAAAGAATGACACGAATCCAATAATAGATTTCTCATTTATATGGTTGTCATCCATGAACAACCCACCAATACGAAACTTCTCTTTGGGTTTAGCCTGCAAAGCCGCTACTTTAAGTTCCTTGGTCAAGGCTTCCATCTCTTTAATCTTGTCATTTGCTTCATCTAATTTCAAAAGCAAGTCGGTGTACTTGTCAAGATCCAAGTTTTCAATCACATTTTTGTTGTCGTTATCGGTGACCGTATCGCTCATTTTGTTACCCTAAATGTATTCAAAGACGCAAATAAAATTTTCAGGTCACTGTGAACGCAATAAATATGATTGCATTGAGTGACTCTTGCGTCTGTAATGTTAAAAAGTTCTCGCAAAACTATTTATCCATTCTTTCGCAAGGGTTATATGCATATTTTTTGTGTAAACACCCAAAATCAATCGAAAAACTGATAAATGGGCGAATAAGGAATAAATATGTATTGACACAAAGAGAAATCTATTATAGACTATCTAAGTGTTAAAAGTTTTCTCAATGAAAGCGAAACAAGTAAGATGATGGCATCTTGCGACAACACAAACTTAACTAAACTTAGGCACATACAATTAGGAGAAACAATATGGCAAGTCTAGCAGACATTCGTGCCCGTCTAGCGGCACAAGAAAATCGTTCTACACAGAACTATCCCCAATCAGACGGAGCAATCTATCCTCACTGGAAAATGGACGAAGGTGCAACTGCATCTATTCGTTTCTTGCCAGATGCGGACGGAAACAACTCTTTCTTTTGGGTAGAGCGTCAAATCATCAAGCTCCCATTCAACGGAGTCAAGGGTGATCCTAACATGAAACAAGTCACAGTTCAAGTACCATGCGTTGAAATGTTTGGTGAAAACTGTCCTGTTCTTGCAGAGGTTCGTCCTTGGTACAAAGATGAGACACTTAAAGAGATGGCTAACAAGTATTGGAAGAAGCGTTCTTATATCTTCCAGGGCTTTGTTCGTCAAAATCCTATCGGTGATGATACTACTCCTGCAAACCCAATTCGTAGGTTCGTCATTTCACCACAAATCTTCCAGATCATTAAATCTTCATTGATGGATCCTGAGATTGAAGAATTGCCAACTGACTTGATGCGAGGTCTGGACTTTAATGTTCGTAAGACTTCAAAAGGCGGTTACGCTGATTACGGTACATCTTCATGGGCACGTAAAGAATCTGCTCTTACTGAAGTTGAACAAGCCGCAATCGAAGCACATGGTCTTTTCAATCTAGCAGACTTCTTGCCCAAGAAGCCAAGCGAAGCAGAACTGCGTGTCATTAAAGAAATGTTCGAAGCATCAGTAGATGGTCGTCCATACGATAATGACAAGTGGGGTGCATACTATCGTCCATATGGACTAGAAGCACCAGCTGGTAGTGCAAGTTCAGATGATTCTGACTCTGACTCAGCTCCAGCGACATCTGCACCCGTAGCCCAGGCACCTGCCCCGGCTCCAGTAGCAGAACCTGCTCCCTCGACTGCTCAA